AATGCATACTCTTTGTAAGTAACAAATTGCATTGGTTTAGATCCACCTGCTTCAGGCATGAAGCATAGAGCTATCCCAATAGCTACTAGCACCCCGCAAGCTACGCCCCTAAGGGGCTTGCGGTGAGCCTTTGAGAGGCTCTGCGCCGTTAGCGTATCATGAATGGGAAGCATGTTTTACTCCTAACTGGATAAAACCGCAGGTCAGAGCCTTAATTTGTTGATCCTTGCGTTGAGCGTGTCGCACCTTATTTACCCCCTGTGGATAACTTCTGTGGATAACTATTAGTAGCGAGTGCGACCAATACCTTTAAGAGCTTGAACATTTTCCTCACCGATAGCCCACATAGAGCAACGCCATCTGTGTTTAATTAGTTCACCTGATCTAGTCATGAAAGCCATGTTTGCAGGTAAGTAAGCAGCGTGTGCGTTTGATTCCCATAATTGATTGACCCATCGACCATTCGAGCTGAGAGGTACGAGACAGATGCCATTCCCATGTTCAAGCCATTTGTTAATCCATGGAGTAATCTTTGAGAATGGTGGATTCATCCAGACACGACCTTCCCACGGAAGAGCTAGTCCATCGTCCTCGACTGTGTACTTCCTGTCAGCGGGCACAACTATCATTTCACTATTGGATGATGCTACATCTAAATCAAACCGAATTCCCATTGCATCAAACACCCATTGTGGCGTGTAGCACTCATCATTCTTAATCTTTTCAAGCATCTTTGCCCCATCCTGTTCCCTTGAAATGTATTGGATTAGCTGCAATTAATTTAGTCATAGGTTCATTACAGTAAGTGCATAGTATTACTGGTCGACTGTGCCATCCGTGGGTAATCTCTTGACTAAGATTGCATCGTGTGCATTTGTAGTCATAGGCTGGCATGTTAAGCACCTCTGTATCATGTAAGACCCACAGCCTGGGCAGCGGTCAATGTCTGCTTCTGTGGGTTCGCTAGTAAGATGACCATATTTTAATATGAGTAGTGGCAAGAGATCCTCTAGACGGATGATGGCGGCATATTCACGCGCATCTTCACCTTGTCCGTTGAGTCTAATTACTCCGAAGCCCAATTCCCCCGAAATGGCTGTCCGAGCTTTCAATTGCTTTATGTATGCAAGAGGTTGAAATCCAGCGCGGGCTTTGACTTCAACATCGAACGGCACATTAACAATATCCTTGCCACTACCCCTCCCAACACATGCGCCCTGCCATACAGTCGATAGGTACTGTGCGACAACTCGCTCTGTGCGGAAACCTCTGTGTTTCCTTGCTTGACTAGCCATTTACTGCTTTACATTTAGCGCATTGCCATGTGACAAAGCCATTGACTGAATCAGAGGATATGTCCTCTAGATCTCTGATTGCAACTGGCTCATTACACAGCTGACATGGTACGAATGCCGACATTAAATCGACCCATTCACCATTGATCTTAATTCCAATGTTTCCCATTACACTCTCGCCTTCTGTGGTTGAAACTTTCCATCTGATCCAAGGTTGTACCACTTGGTAGGGCATCTATGAGCTGATGAGATTGCTGTATTGCAGAAGTAACCACCCCAAGCCTTGCCATTCTTTTCACCCTCACGCCATTGCATGTGTCCATGTTCGCAGCTTGGTGCTTCTACCGCCTCACCTGTTCCCATGATCGCAACTACATTCTCCATAGCCTTCTCAAGTGTGGCCGGTGCATCAACTACCTTGTTATATTGATTGACAGGCGTAGTCCAATAGTCCTGCTCTGCTGGCTCTGCATCTGCTTTACGAATGGCAGTCTCTAGATCCTGCACAGATGGCTTCGGCGGTTTAGCAGCTACCACCTTGGTCATTTCTTCGCGGCTTGGTCTCTTTCCTTTAGGCGCATAACCTGCATTTGCAAGTGCTCTGCCGATTGCCGAAGTCTCGCAATTCTCCAATGCACTAGTCTGATTAACACCTCGGCTAGTAACTGTTTCCTCAGCGTACCCTGTTGCCCACGCGACAACATCTGCTGAATCTTTGTACAGATAAGCTTTAACGATGTATCGAGTTGCCTCGACAACTTCCAACTCAGTTGATATGCGAAACGCTGGATAGTCCTTAATAAACTTTTCAAGTCGTACCTCCACAGGCTCATAATCGGCTAAATTAAACATAGAGATCGTTCTCCTCGGTTGCTAGTTGTCCTGCAAGTGCGCCATAGCTGCATAGGTCGACCCAGTTGTCGATGTGTTGCGCTGACTGATTAGTCCTCGCAAGTTTAACAAGGACCATGATCCCTGCCACTTGATAGTCGTGTATCGGTGTCTGTAAATATGCTGAGAGCAGCATTGCGGTGTGTTGCAGGTTATCCGCAGGGTGGCCGTATGATAGCCCACGCTCACGGATCGTGTCTGTTGCTGTGAGTAGGATTTCATTAGCGCGCATCTGTGGTCACTCGCTGAAATGACTTAGCAACGATTAGACCTTCGCGCTTGCCTTCGTTAAAGCCTTTAGCCCATCCAACTAAGTACCACAAAGCATTAGCTAGTAGAAGCAAGATGATCATTGGCATCTCGAAGCTCATTAGTTGCGCTCCTTACATGATGTGCATTCCCATTGGACTTGACCATCTTTGCTAAGTCCTCGAACTACACGCCATGAGTGACTATGGATCTTTTCGATTGTTGCCATTTTTTTGCCCTATCTGTAGCAACGCCCTCGGTTGCTTACAGAACTAGAGTCTCACGCTCATCTGACATGGTCAAGCATATTATGGTAACGACTTGATAACGATTATCTAGGTCTGCCGTAAGACTTTCCAGACACAATAAATGTGCCATCCTTCTCGATGTTGATTAAATCAACCTGCACCTTGGCTTTGTTTACATAGATGATAGCGAAAGCCTGTTGCCAGTTAGCAACGCCTTTAGTGTATGCAGCCTGCTTAAAGTCCATAAGATTGCCTACCTCAACACCATGTAGGACACGCCCTATGCGGCCTCCAGAGGCCTCTGAGAAGGCACTACGCCCTGCTCTGTGCGTATGACCTGAGATGACATTCTTTCCATGCCTACGGGCCGCTTCAAGGGCTGATAAGCCCCCTTGTGGCTTAATGGGTGTGTGGTCTCCATGGACTGCAATCCAGTTAGGCGCAATAGGCATAGGATTCTTGTGGAAGGTAATGCCTAGCTCATCGAACTTCATGAACTTCTCAAAGCGCAACTCTGGTAATGCCCCGAAAGCAGGGACTTTAGCCATGATGATGTTATATAAGCGATCCGTATGATTAGATCTTATGCAATCTGAAACGCCTAGGTCCCAGAGAAGCTGCACAGCCTCGTTGCGGTCATCATCTAAGGTCTGGGCATAACTGCCCATGCGCCCTTCTTCCCACTTGCTAATCTGTGGAAGGTCGATCTCATCGCCAATGGTCACGACTTGATCTGGCTTAAACTTAGAGATAAAGCTTGCAAGGTTACGGGTTGCAACCCTGTCATGGTAAGGGACTTGTAAGTCCGACACTACGACTATTCGCTTAATCGTCATCCTCATCATCTTCGTAATCGCCATAACGCTCTGGCTCAATAGGATCTGGCAAGATCCAATGTGGATAGGCTTGAGGCTCTGTGATCATAAACATCGCTACATCTTCTGCGAAACCTGCTCGCTTAAGAGAACAGAAGTATTCATAGAGCCCAATGCAATAAGCATCTAGCTTTGAGTAGCCTTGTTCCTCAAGTGCCTTAGTTGCTTTTCTTGCCATGAGAAAATTATCGCTCTAGAAGGATGTTATAGATCTCATCGACACGCGCATGCAGTCGCTTAATCTCTGCCAGTAGATGAGTAATGACAAAGCCTGACAAGCCACCGAGTGCTACGACTGTGGCGATGTAGAGTTGAAAGAAATCTGTCTGTGTCACTTTTTAGGGCTCGCATATCCGAATACGCCTGATAGCACAGCCCACAGGATTGCGCGGTAATCTGCCTCAAAGTTTGATGATGCCCATGCTGCTAGAAATGCTCCAGCTGCAAGGTAAACAGGGTTTTTCATGTTCTTCATTATTCTCCACCTAACATAGATACTTGAAAAAAAGCACCATCATTGTCAGCCGCTTTCTTAAACGAGACATGCATGTGCTTGATGTGTTTGTTAGCCCCTGTGTATTTGCGCCACTTCCAATTAAAGATGGGTGAGCAAATTCGTCCATCGAAAATGATGTAACTAATACGCTTGTCTGCTTTTGACTTTGATAAGGCACGAAGCTGATCTGCAAGATCGCCCATGATGTCGGGCTTGCTTGACTTGAACAGGTCACGATCGACATCAATGGCACGTACCCAGCCTTGCTCATCTGGATTATGATCAGACTTGCGAGCAGCGTGTCTGGTATCACCAATCCAACCATCCGATAGCCGGTCACGATCTGGGAATGAGTCATCAATCTGCTCCCTTAACTGGATAGCAGCTCTAGAGAGTTTTACCTTCATCCAAGTAAGAGCTTCGCTTCATCTTCTGAGATGCCAAGCTTTGCTAGTAGTGCAGCCTTAGCCTCAGCCTTGGTTACAGCTTCTGCTTCTGCCGCTAGGCGATCTGCTTCTGCCTGTGCTGCTGCGGCTTCATTGGCTTTGATTTCATCGGCTGTCAATGGACGCTCGATGACCTCGCCTGTTTCGCAGTTTACTTCGATTGCTGTTGTCATTGTTGCTCCTTATGAGTTTTTGATGCCGTAGAGATAGAAAGATGAACCTGAAACAAAATTTGGACCGACATAAGGGCTGAATACGATTGAAGAAATTGCGGCTGTATTGCTCCAAAGAAAAGCGTATGCTTCAATGTAAGCAGTCGTTTGATTATCCTCTTGTGCTCCAGTTACAGAAAAAGGTTTGTTAGTTGATCCAGCGTAGTTTGGTATATAGATTTCATTACTAGCAAAAGTGTTGGAAGTTGCTGACGCGCCATCCATATTTCTAAAAGTGCTGTAAATTACATCTCTGGAACTAGAGGCTGCTGAACCGTTACCTCTTAAATATGTATAAGAATAATTTGTAGAAGTATTATTAAGACCTATGTTGATTCCATCAACTGCTGAACTTCTATCTGTCCTAACCGAAGTTCTAATAACCAAATCAGTATAAGTAGCAGGAATGGCAGAGAAGGTCACGCTTGCAGCAGAACTGCTAAGCACATTGCTTGAGATAAGTTGATATGTAACTGGCATAGTTAAGCCCTCAGAATTCCGTATAGTGTGGCTGTTGTGCCGCTTAAAATGTTTGAATTAATCCCAGTAAAAGTTAAACTAGAAATTGCACTTGTTGATCGGTATAAAGCAACAGACCTGATAACTGAAATATAGGCATCAGCCAAGTTATCATCCGCACTCGTGGTAACTAAACAGGTTTTGTTAGTGCTTCCAGTATAAGAAAAGATATCAACTGTGCTCAATGCCCACCAATCCATATATGAATAAAAAGGATTGCGAATTTTTGTTTGTCCTGTTTGACGAGTACTACTCGCTGTGCTTCCATCACCATTTAGGTTGGTTGCACTATACAAAGCAGAGGTATCAGAATTAAATGTCAGATCTAAGAATCCATCGGATGTTGCTAATCTGTGAACAATCACCAATCTAAGATCGGTATATGCGCTGCTTATGCTAGAAAAAGTAATAGATGCCGCGTTTGACCCTAAAGTCGTGGTAGCGATTGGCTCGTATGTGGCTGGCATTTACGCTCCCTTAATTCCGTATAGTGCAAAAGATGAAGATGAAGAAAAGTTATCTCCGCCATTGTTTTCAATAGTTAATGAATTGATTGCAGATGTGTTCATCCATAAATCTGAACGAAGATCTAATCTGCTAGATGTTGTTCCGGAATTATCGTCAACACCAGAAATAGTGCGAACAGTTTTGTTTCGCGTTGTGCTTGCATAATCGTGTATGTCGATGATTATCACGCCAAAAACATTTGCAGGATAACCAGAATCGGCATAAATGGCTGGAGTCATTGTCGTTTGAGCTGATGCACTGCCACCGGCTTGAACTGTTGAGCCATTCGCGAGAATTCTATGATTTGCATAATTTGTTCCAGTATCGCCATTGGCTCGCATAAACAAAATTAAAGGATTTGTACTGCTGCCGTTAGCCGTACCTCTAACAAGAATTCTTAATTGTAATGAAGCATAGCTCGAAGGTATCGAACTAAAGGTAACAGTATTTGTTGAGCCGCTAGGAATGACAGTAGCAATGGACTCGTAAGCCCCTGCCGCTGCCGCACCACCACTAGAGGCGATAATCCCAATAAGAGAAGTAAGCATTATGCAACTGCACCCACTACGATCCATGAGTCAGCAGCGATTTTGATGCAAGCTGCTGACTTGTAGCGAGCTAGGACTGGCTGTGCTAAGACTGCACCTGCGCTCACGACTGTAGTAGTGCCAGAAGTTACAGCGTTGATAGTAGTTACTCCCACGCCCTTCTGGTAGACAAGCAAGGTAGTACCGATTGGAAAGTTATATGTCGCATCTGTAGGAATGCGGAATGTGTTGGCAGAAGCATTGTCCATGGTGCAGATAGAATTAAGACCATCTGCCTTGACTGCTGTGTAAGTAGTGCCAGTCTGAGCATTGACCACCATGCCAGCAAAGACTGTATCGATGTCCTGACCAAGCAGCGCGATCGCTGTTGCACCATCTTTAACAAGGTCGCTCGATTGCGGTATATCGAACCCGAAGTTGGTTGTTGTTGTTGCCATTAGGTTAGTGCTCCGATCGCGTTAGTCCATGTAAGTGTACCATTCACCTCAGTCCAAATGAGGTCGACAGGCGTAATTGTCTGCCATTGTAAAAGGCTCAGCGAGAATGGTGTAGCTGAAATATAAAGGGTGAGGTCAACGAAGGTAGGCGTAGCATTCATTACTACATTCTCAACGAAACCACCAAAAGAGCCATCAAGCATATTGCTTGGTAAGTTTTGGATCAGAACAGGCTGACCAAAAAAGACCCCGATAAGGCGGTCAAGTAATACGCTAGGCATGTCTGGGTTATCTAGTCTAAAGGTAATCGTTTCTAAAGAGCCTCTAGGGGTAGCACGAAGGCTAAGCTCTCTTGCTGCGATGTCATCTATGTCAGTTAAATTCTTAATGTTTGACTCATACGAACGCTCATAAAGTCCATAAGAAACAATAGAGTTACTATCAGAAGCCGTGTAGGTTGATGCATATCCCGTTGAATAGCGATAAATAAGACTGTTGCGGATGCGAGAAGTCTGTGTAGTTGAGCGGATAGTGCTAGGGGATGCGTAAGAGGAATCTAGATTTGTGTAGCCGTTAGCGACAAGATAAGTAGAACGATGATCTGCATCGGCATAATCGACCTTGCCTGATTTGGTCTCGAATATTTGACCTAGTGCGCTATTGGCTATCTGGTCTGCAAGTGTGTTTGATCGAGCAGATGCAGAAGCTGCAAGTGCAATCATGGTGTAAAACCCAGCATCGATTTCGCCCACGCTAGTTTCAGCGTTAACCCATGTAGTAGTTGCTGGGTATGTTGCCCACGTTAATGTAGGTAACACCTCTGACCATGGCAGGGAAAGGGCTGAGCCAAGGATAGCGGCGATTTGAGCCCCATCTAAGCCTTCTGCTAAAGCTGTGTTGTAAACAGCCTTAGTAAGCCTTGCAAGGCTTCCTACGCCTAGGACTGTGCCCATGGTAATAAAGCCAGTTTCCTCTGGGCTTCTAACTCCGATAGAGAAGTCTGAGACCTCGCCACCGAATACAGTCACATAAGTGCCAGATGAATTCTTAAGCTCTAGTGTGATTGTTTCTGAGACGTTGATAGTAAAAGGTGAGCCATCTGTGTTGATGATCTGTACTCGGCAGTAACCAGCAGTAGGCTGCCGATCAATATCTAAACGACCAGATGCAAAAGATACTGCTGTGACATTTGTATAGACATCATCATTGATCGTCACGCGCCATTCTGGAAGCCAAGGCATTAGTCAAAACCTAACACATCTACTGTGCCGCGTTGTCCTGCGTTGCGGATAATCTCGACAACCTTTTCTGCCACAGCGTTAGGATCAGTAAACGGATCACCTGAAACAGTTACTTCGATTTTAGTTGATCCGCCTGTAACTGTTGTTTGTGCCGCAGCTGCTTCTGCTGCCTTAAATGCTTCTAGAGTCGATACATTACCGGATGCTGCTATTGCAGCTTTAGCTGCTGCTTCTGCGGAAGCTTTAGCAAGAATGCCTGCGACTGTCTCGGCTGCTGTTTTGTTAGCAGCATCAATAGCATCTTGAGCTGCTTTTGTTGCCGCTGCTGTGCTTGCAGCGGTCTCCGCATTAAGTTTACCTAAGGTAGTAAGAGCTTCTGCTTGTGCTTTTGCTATCGCATCTGCTGTGGCTTTGTTCGCTGCGGCTATTGCTGCTGCGTTAGCTGCTGCTGCCTCTGATGCTGTTTTACTTGCCGTTGCTGCTGTGGCATTAAGTCCAGCAGTAGCCGCTGCTGTTGCTGCTGCCGCTGTAGCCGCTGCTGCGCTAAAAGATGAATTCCATTCTGAAAGGTTAGGTCGAATGACTGTCTCTGCTACAGAGTTGGCAAAAGATGACCACTCTCTGCCGTTGGCTTGGATCTGTGTCTGTACAGAAAACATTGACTTAGTAAGCTCATTGATAGCAGCAGTAAGCGGATCAACCGACCACGCGCCAAACGGGTCTTTAATCTCCATCGCTTTAACTGTTGCAAGTAATTCAGTTAATTCTTTAGTCTTTGTCTGAGCAACCTCTAAAGCCTTTTGATACTTTTCAACATCGGTGATGTTTTCATCGACAATAGCCTTCATGAGCTTTAGGCGGATTTCATCTTCTGCTGAGATTTTACCCTTTAGAGCAGCCTCAATCTGGATCTTTTGTAAATCAAAGGTTGCTCTAGCCTTGGCTAGTTTAAGGCTTTCCTTGTTAACCTTAAGAGTGTCTTTTGCTACTTTTGTTTGTGCAGTTTGAGTCTTAGGGAATTGTCTCGTTAAATCCGCAGGAGGCCCTTGTGGAAATCCTCCAGCAGATCCAGCGCGAGAATTTGAGCCTATTTTTTCTAATAGCCGTAAATAAGAAATATCGTATAAAACACTAAAGTCAGGCATGCCCGGAAGTTGCTTTAACTTGTTAATCAAAACACCAACACCGCGAATAATATCGCCTGTTCGTTGTGCAACTCTTTCCATCGATGCTGCTAGATCATCGACAGAGTTTTCATCTCCCAATCCTTTGAGAGCATCGATCAAACTTGTACCGATAATTTCTGAGACATTCGCAGAAGCAACACCTAATTTATCCATTGAGCCTTGGAAAGTATTAGCTGCCGCTGTTGCTGAACCCTTAAAGGTATCCTGTAAATCTGTGGTGATTTCGTAGAATGATTTAGCCTTAAGATCTGCCTTTGAGATACCTACGCCTAAACGACTGAGTGCTGTGTTATTGCCGAGGTAGGCACGACTTAATGCTGTCGTAACAGAGCCTAAGTCCTTGCCTGTTGCCGCACTAATGTCTAAAGAGAGATTAAGAAGTCTTTGTGCTTCTGATGTGTCGCGTGTAGCAATAGCCAATGACTGATAAGCAGGGCGCAGCAGATCGTCAACAATTCCATATTCGCTTTGTAAGCGTTGGATTAATGCTTCTGAGGTAGCAGCATCGCGTTCAAGTCCTACATTCTTTAATGCTAAGGCTAACTGTTGCTGCGCCTTCTGATCTGCGGCTGCTGCCTTTACAGAAGCTTTGCCATAAGCAAGGACGGCAGTAGTACTAAATGCAAGACCAAAAGCCCCAGCTAATCTCTTAACATTCTTGCTAAGTTTATCTGTGGCTTTATCAGCTTGGTTAAAGGCTTTTTTACCTGTGAACTCCGAGGCAATATCAATCAATACATTAGCCATGAGTTACACCTTTGCTCTCGCGTTAAGTTTGTCAGATGCGCCCTTAATTGCTTTAAGGACTGCATCTCTAGCCTTGCCATTGTTTTCTTCGTACGCTCTAAACAATGCTCGACCTTCCATCTTTGCATCGCCCTTCATCTGTGAGCTGTACTTGCCAGTCTGATTCTGTACAAAGCGACTCTGTGGAGTTTTACGACCCATAGTCTCGTAAATTGCTCCAGCAGCACTTTTGTTAAATACGCGAGCAAGAGATCTAAAGCCTCTGCGATTTGGCTTTGATGGTGTTGTCTTGTAACCAATGCCTTGCTTAACTATGCGAGCATTGTAAGAAGGAAAACGAGCGGTTGAACCCTCGCGAGCCAGCCAGCCACTTAGGACTTGTCCGTCATCTGGAAGATAACCTTTAGCGGATCTAGTAATCGGCTTAAGTGCTGCGCCAATTTCTTTAGGCAATGCCTTGGCTAGATCTGGGCTGAACTTACGAAGTGCTCTGCGAAGCTCAACGCCGCCTTTGACGGTTGCTGGCATCTCGTTGCTCCTTTGCTTCGTCTGTAAGACCTTGAAACAATGCATTAAGCATGTCTCGATCTAGCTCTAATAATTGCTGTGGCGCGATCCCTAACCTAATGCTTAGCCTAGCAATTAGGTAGGTGAACGGAAGATCGCGCTTTAAGCTAAAGGGTCTGAATCCTCCACAATTACGCTCTTTAGCGTTTCTATGAAGTCGATCCCGAAAGGCTTGACAGTTTCACCTGATCTGCGTGTTACTTCCCATGCTAACCAATAGACATCGCTCTGCTTTTCTTCATCGCGGAACGCCTTATGGAAGCCCTTTTTAGCGTACTGCTCGAAGGAATACTCCACGGCTGGAGTGATTTCGCCTTCTAGTACGCTTCCATCATTACGAACGATCTTTAGTTTTGCCATGGTTTGCCCCTTTATAGTTTGTTTAGAATGTGCCTGTTGTGGCTACTGCAACTGTTGAGTTAGCAGTAAATGTAATCGACTGTGTGCCAATATCGCCAACAGCACCATTGATGTCTGTTGTGTTATTAACTAGCAATGAGACTGTGTACAGAGGGTTAGTCGCTGAGACTGCTGTTCCCTTTGTCTGTAGAAATACGCATGTGACTGTTGTTCCCCATGCTGCCTGTAGTGTTGCCAATACATTTGTTGCTGCTGTGTCGTTTAGGAAGTCGATTGTCACAGTTGATGACTCTAGACCCTTAACAAACTTATGTGAGTTATCTCCCATAGCCGTTACTTCTAGCTCATCAAATACGCGGTTGATTGTTACTGCTGTTACATGGTCTGAAAGATCGACTGAGTTAATCTTCACACCTACATTGTTATTTAGAAATACAGCCATGAGATTATTCCTCGTCCTTCTTAGTAGTTGCTGGCTTTGATACTGCTGGTGCTACCTGCCCGATCTTGATCAGGAAGGCTTCGTTTTCTTTTTCCCACTCGGACATGTTAACTCCAACTCGTAAGGATTGATACGGACATCTCGCAGCTTAAAAGGTCTCCCGATGCAGCGTTGAGAATACTTGGTGCGCTGATTGCGCTTACATTATAGACGAGAGATGATGCTGCAAGCTTTGCGAACACGCCACAGACAGTATCTTCAATCCCGTTTAGGTTGCCTTCATTGTCGAATAAAGGCACAGTCATAATTATCTTAAAGTTAGCCATTGGGCTAATGCCAATGTGTTGATTATTAGTTGGTGTCAAATAAGGATCATCTGGTGACACGATTACAGAGTTAGCAAGGACTGTTGCCGGTGGAAAGGCAAAGGTCTGCCACTTGGCATTATTGACCAGAGCAGTTGCTAAAGTAGTGCGAAGCGTGGTTATCGGTGTGGACATCATCCCACCATTGAATTAGGGCTTAGCGCGTGAGCGATCAATCCTCGCACCTTAGCGAGAAGCTGTGCGCTCATTCGGTAAGGGCTTGGCTGGAAATCGACAGCGTTACTGCCCGAAAGGGTTGCAGTACGCGCTTGCCAGATCTCGACAGATATCATGAGAGCTGCTTGCTGGATTGCCATGTCTGTAGCCCAGTCAACATAAGTGTCTGCTGTTACTGTGCCAAAAGGTAGGACTGGATGCTCTACTGCTGGAGTGTTATTGTTGCCAGTAATGTTAAAGGTGATGTTGTAATCGCCTACTCCAGTGAGAGTCTTTGATCCGTTGAACTTCGATCCATTGCCACCAATTACTACAGTCTGGCCTACATAAAAAACCTTTTCTACTTTGTCCTCAAAGTAAAGAGTTCCCGTTGTAGCTGTGTTGCTGTGTGCAATGTTATAGACAACATTAGTCCAGAGCATAGGCAGTAGAACTGCATCGGTTGCATCACAGACTTCTTGTAAGGTGGCATCTGGGTACAGCGTACCGACTCCGAGTGTTGATCGGAGTTCTGCGACTGTTGTGAGTGCCATTCCTTGTCCTTTCTAAAGACTCTAGGGAGTCAGAGGGCTACTGACCCCCTAGAGCGTACTTAGTTGCTTCTTATGGTGCTGTGTAGTTGAAGCGGCGAACGCCCTTACCTGACTTAGCAACATAGATTGCTAGGTATCCGTAAAGGTTGATTTCGATCTCGCCTGAAGTTAATACATTGACACGAAGCTGTGTTGTTGGTGATTCCCATGTGTAAACAGATGCAGGTGCAACAAGGAATGCTGATTCATCGATTACGCCTGATGTTGTGATGTTGTGATCCACGATCAAGTCAGTACCAAGAATGCCACCGCGAACAGATGTCGCTACTGCGTTACCTGATGCGTTGTATGTTGGGCCTTGTGCTGAGTAAAGTGCACGACCTGTTGTGTCAGCGTATCCTGAGATTGCTGCCCATTGGTCAGTCGATGCGACTAACTTGTTAGCAAAGTCTCCGCCTGTACCCTTGTAAGCTGCTGCGCCTTCTACAGAGATAAATGACTGTAGTCCTGCTGCTGTTGCTGCAACTCCAGTAGCCTGTGTTCCGCTTGCTGTGAACGCTGCGATAAGAGCCTTGTCTGTCGCTGCTTCGTATGCCTTGCGAAGTTCAGTCATCATCAATTCCATGAATGCAGGTGATGAGCGATCTACAAGCTCGAATGATACGCGCTGTAGTCCTGAGAACTTGTTTACATCTACTGTGTCGTATGCAGATGTCATACCTGTCTCAGATGGTGCTGCACCTTCGTTTGTGTCTGCAACTGTTGGTGCTGTGTTAGCAGATGATGCGTTTGTGTACATGCGTGGAACTGTAAATGACATTCCTGACTCTGTTAGAGCAGAGCGTGTTACTGCCTCGAATGCTGGACGGCCTGTAAAGGTATCTGTGATAAATGTGTTTAGGTGTGGTGCAAGTGTAAGACCTGTGTTTGTTGATGTTGAATCGTCTGCAGCGCGAACGATGCGGCGTGACTCGTCATCACCAAGAGCTGCCTTGATGTTAGCTTCTAGGTATTGTGCTGAAGTGATTGGTGCTACGCGCTCACGCACGAATGTAGTTGCTGTCACTACAGTTGGGCGAGCAGCTTCAACCGCTGCTGCTTCTACTGCTGGTGCTGCAACTGTCTCTGGAGTATTCTCCACAGCTGTCTCGCTTTCTGTTGGTGTGATTTCTTCTTCTACTGCTTCTGGATTTTCCTCAGCAGCTACATCGATAACCTGAGCAGACTTAAATGCTGGCTCTGTTACCAATGAAACCTCTAGCAGTTTCGCAGCGGATACGAACATCACATTGCCCTTCTGCTTTGACTTAATTACTTCTACTCCTACTGAAAGACCTGATTGCAATCCTTCTTCTGCAAGGATAAGAGCTTCTGATCCACGATTAGATCGTGAGACTTTGAATGATGCGTAGATGCCATCTTCTTGCTCTGTGAATTGTGTTGCCTTGCCTAGTGGCTGGCGTGAGTCATGCTGATTGAGTAGCTTGACAGTCTTAGGATCTTCTGGAAGTGCGATTGCGCCCTTCTCGAATACGACCTTACCTGCTGAAGTGTTACCGACTTCGCCTGTTCCTGCTGGCACGATCTTGCCTGAGATTAAACGTTCCTCAACATTGGCAATAAGTCCAGATGAGAAGTGAATTACTTGGTTTTCCATTATTCGATTCCTTCACTGCCGTTAGGTGTTAGATCTTCCATCTCCATAGCTTGCTCAACTGTGATCAAACCTAGAGATAACATCTTTTCAATTACTAATAGTCTTTCCATTGGCTCAGTTGCCAAGAATGATGAATCAACATCAAAGCGAACAGAGTTACCGCGAGCAGTAATGTCATCCATAGACAAGCGATCCTGAATGGCATTTACATAAGGCGCAAGGCTCATCGAGAAAAATTGTTTACGCTCATCAAGCACATTGGCATAAGTCATTGATGAGTTAGCTTCTGCCGAAAGCATATAAGCAGGGATGTTGCATAGGCGAGCAATTTCAGTTGCTAAGAATTGCTGTGCCTCGTCATACATCATGTCTTTAGGTGAGAATGATGTTGGCTGATACTCAAGAGTAGATGTTAAGTAAGCAGTACTGCGATTGTTACGCGCATTCTTCCACGCTGCTAAAAGACCGGCAATCTCTTTAGGATCGAGGTCTGCGCCGTTGTTACGAAGTACTCCAGAAGGCATCGGTGTGCTGGCTGCTAATACTGCTGCCTTACGAAGATCGATTGCAGCTCTAATT